CGTCGATCGGACTGGCCCGGGCACGCGACATCGCCAACCGCCGAACAATGTCGCCGATGACCGTGCGGCGTATGGCGAGCTATTTCGCACGGCACGCCGTCGATAAAGAATCGTCGACATGGGATGATCAGGGCAAGGGCTGGCAGGCGTGGCACGGTTGGGGCGGCGACGCCGGTAGGGCGTGGGCCGAGGCTCGCGTCAAGCAAATGAATCAGGCCGACCGCGAAGCCAAGAAAACCGTCGAGACCAAGGGCTTGAATCACAAGCGCACGGCGGTCATCGCACCGATCTACACCGTCGAGACCGATGAGCTTGCTTGGTCGATGATCGAAAAGATCGACGAGGATGATCTCGCCGATGACGGCGTCGAGTATGACCGACACGTCACGGTCAAATACGGCATCACGAGCGAGCGTGTCGAGGATGTCTTGCCGCTTTTGCGGGGCGTCGCGCCGATCACGATCACGCTCGGCATGGTTGATCGATTCGCCAACGATGACGCCGACGTCGTGTTCGTGCATGTTCACGGCGAGGATCTCGCCGCGCTGCATGACAAGCTCGGCGAGTTGCCCAACGACGACGAGCATGACGAGTATCAACCGCATATGACGCTCGCGTATCTCAAGCCGGGCAAGGGCGAGACGTTTGTCGGCGATGATCGGTTCGACGGCTTGAGCGTCATCATCAATTCGGTCGTTGTGTCGTCGAGCAACGGCGAGAGCGTGCGTGTGCGACTTGAGCCGCCCGATGATGACGACGACCCGGGCGACGATGGCGACGATGACAGTGACGGCGACGAAACGAAAGGCGTCGGCGACGATGGCGATCAACTGCAAAACGGCGAAACTGGCGGCGGGACTAAAGCGGGCACGCAAGAGGATGACCCAAGCAATGACGCCGTCGATGCCGACGATCACAAATGCAGCGAGGGCGACGGCGGCCCGATGCCGATCAACTTCAAAGGCTGGACGCGCAAGGCTCGACGCGGGGCCGACCCCGACGCCGACGTCGACAATGTCGGCGACGCCGATGACACGAAACGCGAGGGCGAATCGGATAACCTGATCGACGCATTTGCCGACGACGTGCAAGCGGCTCTCGACGATGCTCGGGCCGCGATCATCTCGCGACTGCGAAAGATGCGCGGCGAGGCCGAGCCGGGCAAGGCCAAGAGCAAGATCGTCAAGATCGACCAAGACGACATCGACCGCGTGTTAAACGACTCTGTCGATCAAATGCAATCGGCAATTCAACGTCGCATCACCGGCATACTCGCTGACATCATCGGCACGGGTGGCGATCACGCGATCGAACAACTCGGCATCGATCAGGCGTTCGACGTGACCAATCAGGACGTCGCCAAGTTTATTGACGAGTATGCGATCAGGCTCGCCGACGAGGCGTCGACGACGACGATCAACAGATTGCGACCGCAACTTGCCGAGATGGCGAGCGACGGCGCGAGCAATGCGTCGATCATTGAGTTACTTGAGCAAGACCCGAGCGGGCTGTTTTCGAGCGAGCGAGCCAACGTCATCGCCCGCACCGAATCGGCCCGCGCGTTTGTCGAGGGCGAAAAGGTCGGATGGAAACAATCGGGCGTCGTGAAGGGGTCGACATGGTTGCTCGCTCCAAATGCCTGTGAGTTTTGCCGCGCGATGGCTAAGATGTTCAATGATAAAACCGTGCCGCTTGACGAGCCGTATCTAAAGGCGGGCACAGTATTGACCGGGGCCGACGGCGGCCGTATGACGCTTAGTTATGGCGACGTCACCGGCCCGCCACTTCATCCACAGGACAGGTGCGATCTCGCACCCGTCATCGATCGAGAATGAGGCACCACTATGACGACCATCACCCGATCCCCGAATATGACCCGCTCGCCAATCGTTAAGCGATTCGCCGCGACGATCAAAGCCGTTGACGGCGAGCGCGCCGTCGTCGCGAAGATCACGACCGAAAGCGTCGACCGCGACGGCGAGGTCTTGCTCGCGTCGGGCATGGACGCGACTGATTTTCTCAAGTCGCCGACCGTGTTTTACGTCCATCAATACGACAAGCCGGTCGGCAAGTGCGTCGACATCAGGCAGGCGAGCGACCATGTCGAGGCCAAGACGGTATTTGCGACCCGGCCCGACAAACATGAGGGCGAGTGGTTGCCCGACACGCTGTTGCATCTGTATGCAGAGGGCGTCATCAACGGTTTTTCGGTCGGTTTTGAGGGCGTGCAAGGCAGGCGACCGACGGCCAAAGACCGCCAGCGATTCGGCGACACGTGCAAATATGTGTATAGCCGATGGAAGATGCACGAATACAGCGTCGCGCCATTGCCCGCCAATCAGGACGCGCTACGCACGGCCGTCGCCAAGGGCATCGTCACGACCGCCGGGGCCAAGTCGATCATGCCCGACATCAATCTCGACGGCGTCAAAACCAAGCAACGCCGGGTCATCATCGTGCCCGTCACGATGCCGTCGCCGCCCAAGATCAAGGCGGTCAAGCCGCGCCGAAAGCGGGACGCCGACAAGGTCGCGAAGATGACGGCCGACATCGTTGCTGCCAAGCTCGCGGGCAAGATTTATATTTAAGACTTGACACCGCGACACCGCGACGCTCATAATAACCATCGACATATCCGAGACGCCGATCTCGGGCCATCAGGCGCAACGCTTGAGATGGATAGGATCGGCAAGACGCTCGGGCCAATCTCTCGGCCAATTCCAACCCCGCACAATCCGCAACCCCTTTGAGATGGAGTCTTGCGCTATGAAACTTTCGCAATTTATCGACAGCGTAATCCCCGACGCGATGCGTCTCGTCGACGATCCGAAAAACATCAAGTCGATCAAACAGAAGGCCGTCGCGATGATCGGTGACCAAACGATCGTCGATGAAGATGGCAACGAGATCGACATCGAGGCGATCCAGTTGATTCCCGCGGGTGCCAAGGCCGAGGGCGACGGCATGGACGGCGACGATGAGGCCAAAGGCAAGGGCGGCAAAGCCGACGGCGAAGATGATGACGAGACCGACGAGCAACTCGCCCGCAAGGTCGCGGTCTTGGTCGGCGGCCAACTCAAGACGCTCACGACGACGCTCGGCAAGGTCGCCGAGGACGTCAAAGCCGTCAAGGCCCGGTCGGTCACCGGCGGCGAAAAGCGCAACGACGATCAAAAGCGTTTCGGTTTCAAGACGCTCGGCGAGCAACTTCGCGCGATCGCCGATCACTATCGCACCGGCGGCCGCACGAGCGACGACCGGCTCAACATCAAGGCACCGCTCGGCATGGAAGTCTCGACGCCGAGCGAGGGCGGCTTTTTGCTCGCGCCCGCGTTCAGCGATCGCATCATGGAAATCAGCCATGAGGCCAATCCGTTGATCGACATGACCGACGCTTTCGACATCAACGGCCCGTCGATCAAGGTCAACGCGATCGACGAGACGAGTCGCGCGACCGGCAGCCGTCGCGGCGGCGTGCGTGGCTACTGGCTCGCCGAAGCCGACTCGATCACGTCGAGTAAGCCTAAGTTCCGTCAGATCGAGCTTGCTCCGCATAAGCTCGGCGTCTTGGTCTACGCGACCGAGGAAATGATCGAAGATGGCGGCGCGTCGTTGCAACAGTTGGTCGAGCGTGGCGCGGCCGAGGAAATCAACTTCCTCACCGGCGACGCGATCATCAACGGCAGCGGCGCGGGCAAGCCGCTCGGCATCCTCAACTCGCCGTGTCTCATCTCGCAGGCGAAGGAAACCAATCAGGCGGCCGATACGATCATCCATGAGAACATCGTCAATATGTGGTCACGGTTGCACGTCTCGGCCCGCAATAATGCGATCTGGCTGATCAATCAGGAATGCGAGCCGCAGTTGCACACGATGTCGCTCGCGGTCGGCACCGGCGGCGTCCCGACGTATCTGCCGCCCGGCGGCTTGAGCGAAAAGCCCTACGGCACGCTGTACGGCCGTCCGGTCATCCCGACCGAGTTCAACGCCGCGCTCGGCGATCAGGGCGACATCATCCTCTGCGACATGAAACACTATCTGTCGGCGACGCGCGGCGGCATCAAGTCGGCCGTGTCGATGCACGTGCAGTTTTTGAC